TTATTGTTAGAATTATTTTTTTTGTAATTTTTCATAAAATAATATATTTTTATATTATATTATTTTATGTCTGACAATATTGTTTTTACTGAATTAGTAACTATAAATACAATTGAAACACCTATTGAAACACCTATTGAAACACCTATTGAAACACCTATTGAAACAACTGAGGAAACACCTATTGAAACACCATTTGGAATATCGTCTGATATATCGTTTGAAAGAGATATTGACGAAAACAATAAGTCCGAATCTTCTTTTATGACTGATTTTGGATTTATAATTTCTAGACACGTTAATAATGAAAAAACTAATAGGTATTGGAATCAATCCGTAAAACTTATTAGAACATATTATCCTTTAAAACTAATTGTTATTATTGATGATAATAGTAACCAACAATTTGTTAAAGCAGATTTTCCTTATAAAAATCTGATTATTATTCAATCAGAATTTCCGGGACGAGGAGAATTGTTACCTTATTATTATTATTTAAAATATAAATGGTTTAACAAAGCTGTTATCATTCATGACAGTGTATTTATTCATAGAAGAGTTCCTTTTGAACAAATTAATTTACCAGTTTTACCATTATGGCATCATATTTATGATAAAGAAAATATACACAATTTAATACGTATTGCTTCTTCATTAAATAGAAGTAATGAACTTATTAAAAAGTTGGCACCAAATGATTCAAATATTAGTATTTTGGGAATGCCTAATAAAGATAGTTTTAATCTTGTTTTTGGTTCTCAGGCTTTTATTACACTTAATTTTTTAGAATTAATACAACAAAAATATAATTTTACTAATTTGGTTAATGTTATTCATAATAGGACAGACCGTTGTTCTTTAGAACGAATTATGGGATTATTATTTTCAATGGCATATCCGCAAATAAAGCAAAAAGGCTCTCTTTTTGGAGACATTATACCTAAAAGTAAATCATTTGGTTATTCATATGAACAATATCAAAATGACCTTAGAAAAAAAAAAGTGTTGTATCCTTTTGTTAAAGTTTGGACTGGACGTTAAAATGGCGGATTATCTGTAAACGCTAATGGATTAGAATGAGTAGTAGTTTCATGAATTATTGGATTCAATTGGTCAACTATAAATTTACCAGTTACAACACTTATATAAACTAACAATGTATCTCTGACTAAATATTTAAGAGGTTTTGGCTCCTTATCAATAAATCTCATTTCTAAAAATTTGGCAATTAAAAAAATTACCGATATTACTCCAGCAACTAAAAATATATTATCCATTTAAAATATATTTTTACATTTCTTATTAATTAATTACGCATATATCAGAAAAATACGTTTAAATGCTGTTTGACAAACTTTTCCTATATTATAATTTAACCTTTGTAATAAATTGTTTAAACTATCCTGCCTATTATATTTAAACGGTCGGGCAGGTGTCCTGTCTATTATATTTAAACGGTCGGGCAGGTGTCCTGCCTATTATGCTAAAATTTCTATATCATCTAATAATAAATCTGTATCTAATTTTACTTCAGGAGGATTTATTATATGAACATCTAACCCATCTAATGAAACTTCTTCATTTGATATTTTTAATTTCTCTTCTTCCTCCTCTTCTTCCATTTTTCTTGCTAAATTTCTTAATGTGCTTATTTCTTCTAAACGTTCAATTGTTTTTGGAGCATTGATTAATTCTTCATCTCCATTTTTATTCATCACTGAATCCACATCATTAAATTTTAAACTAACATTCTCTTCTTTTCCTTCAAAGATTGCTTCTGATTCTGTTTTAACTTCTGGATTTGGATTTTCTATTACCTGTTCTTTTATTTCTTCAACAACATCTTCTTCAACTGTTTCATCCATATATGCTCTTAAAATACTTTCAACTGGGATACTTTCTCTTACAGCATTTAATATACATTCTTGAACTATTATTTCTAATTCTCTATTATGTTTCTGAATCTGTAATGGAGAAATATTTAATTCAAATAAATATACATTTTTATAAACCTTTCTGGCTACATTAATATATGCTTTATGAATAAAATCTTCTAATTTTGGAATATTAATATCTATTTTTTTTTGTTTCTGTCCAACACGCATAGCAGTTAAAATCTTTAATTGTACAATATGAATACAAGTTACTAATTCTTCTAAATAAGAACAATTACTTCTTTCTACTATCCTCTTACGTTCTTCCTCAATTATTGAAACATTCCATTTTGGAATTCTTGTGATAAAATTCTGAAATGTCATTAAATATTTTTCTGTTTCTCCATTTTCTTTACAAAGTTTGTATGATTCTTCGAATATTGATTTGAATCCTTCAATTATCAATGGCGTTAAAATTGTCAATAAACGGGCACCCCATTCATTCTTAGATTCATGTAATGAACTAACATTGAAATCATCCATAATGTATTTATTTAATGTTTAATTTTTATTATTTAAACTAATTTTTACTAAATTTCCTAACATTATTTCTCAAAATTTATCATAACAATTACTTTTTCTGGATTGTTACGATAAATGGTAACAAAATATAACGTATATTTTGGTGATATTTTTTCAGTAACAATTTTTTTCCCAAAAGTAAAAAGGAAAATGGATTTTGGACATTTTAAAAATGTCCATTTTGGGAAATCCGAAAAAAGTCTTGAAAATGACCCTCTGAAAACAGATTTGTGACGATAATGCTCTAAATTTTGAAAAAAATACAAAAAAAAGTGTTACGATAAAAAATATTGTATTTTTAGAAAAACTATTTAGGCGTTTTTTATGTCAGTATATTATACTTACAAATGTCCGACAATTTTACGCCAAAATACATACCCGAATTTGTTTGTGAAAATTGTGACTTTAAAAGCTCTAAACTCAGCGATTGGAACAGGCATTTATTGACACGTAAACATAAAAATACTGACGAATTACTGAAAAATACTGACAATTTTACGCCAAAAAACGCGGAAATAATTTCATGTAGTTGCGGAAGAATTTATAAACATAGACAAAGCTTATTTAATCATAAAAAAATTTGTAAATTTTTTGACAAAACAAAAATGATTATTGACGTTATTAAAGAAGACAAAAATGTTCAAGAATATCTAATGGAACAAAATAAATTACTTATTGAACAACTGTCTAATCAAAATAAACAGCTTATGGAACAAAACACCAAATTATTTGAAATTGCTCAAAATGGTAATTCTGGAACAATTAATAATACAGTTAACAATAACAACAAATTTAATATCAATGTATTTTTAAATGAAACCTGTAAAGATGCTATAAATTTATCTGATTTTGTAAATCAAATTCAAGTTTCTGTAAGTGATCTTGAGGAAACAGGGAAATTAGGTTATGCGGAAGGTATCAGTAAAATAATTATTAAAAATCTTAATGATATTGATTTACCTCAAAGACCTATACATTGTAGTGATTCAAAAAGAGATGTTTTGTATATTAAAGATGATGACCAATGGACTAAAGATAATGAAAACAAAGATAAACTAACAAATGCTATAAAAATAGTAGCAAATAAAAATATTAAACAAATCCCTGAATGGCAAAAAGCTAATCCAGAATATAATAATCCCGAATCTAAACAAAATGATAAGTACATGAAAATGATATGTGAAGTAATGTCTGGTTCAACCAAAGAAGAACAACAAAAGAATTATAATAAAATAATTAAAAATATTTCTAAAGAAGTTGTAATTGACAAAACTAATATAATGTATTAGAAAATCAATAGAAGGAAAGGTTCGGAAAACGTAGTTTTCTGATAACTTACATAAAGGATATATTTTCTAATTGGCATTCAGTGTCCAAAAAAGTAAAATTTATTACAAATAGCATCAATAATTTTTCATTACGAAATTCCTTCCTTACCTTGTTAAACGCAATTAGTAATTCATATCTTTTTTCATCTGTTAAATCTATTGAACCATCCTCTATTAAATTTATTATATCTAAAGCATTATATGCCTTTTCATATAATTTTGTTATAAATGTCTGTATTTCATCTTCTGCTATTTTTCCATCCTTTGGAATTGATTTTTGTAATTCTTTTTTTAACCATTCATTGCGTTGTGTTTTAACACTGGATAATTTGAAAGTTTCTTCCAAATTATATTTATACAAGTTTATTTGTTTTCCTTTATATTCTGGTTCAGAAATATATATCTCACAAAATCTTGAAAGAATCGGCTTCAATAACTTATATTTATCCTCCACTATTATAAAAAATCTAGTATTATGACTAAACAATTCTATACATCTCCTTAATGCTGATTGTGCATCCATTGTTAGTTTATCACCATTTAATAAGACTATACTTTTGAATGTGTTTCCTCCATTGGAATTTATATGAGTTTTGGCAAAGAATTTTAACTCGTCTCTTATAAATTTAATACCTTTACCATGAGCGCAATTAACATACATTACAAAATCCTTTATCTTTTCTTTATTACCATTATATATTAATGAAATGAAATCATTTACTATGGTACTTTTACCTGAACCACTTGGTCCATTAAAAATTATATTTGGTATTTTTTTTATATTATGAAAGTATCTCAGCTTATCTTTTATATTTTCGTGTATATTTAATGACATTTTAAAACGTTAACTATTATTATGTTAGTGTTTTTATATTTTAATAATACGTATTTATTATTTTAATTCAATTCAATTCCGAGTTATTTATAATTATTTATGTTTTTAAATATAAAATAAAATGGTTCCTTTTAGAAATATTTTTATTTCTTTTTGTTCTGGTTTAGCTTGTAAATTATATGATGATTTACAAGATAATTATTTACTTGAAAATTTCAAAAATAATACTTTTATGGAATATTTAAAAGGTGTTCATTATATTCTTCTAACCACATTAAGTCTAGAAAATCCATTGTTTTTTATATTTTTTTATTTAGGTAATTTTTTTTATTATTTATCTAATCCAATTGCTTTTTATGAACCATACGAACATTCTTTAAGTTATTCCTTTTTATTGTTAGTTATGTTATTTGATTATACCAAGATTACTAATATATATTTTTTTGATTATATTCTTATCGGTTTATTATTTTTAATCAACTTTTTTGAACCATTATTTGAAAAATTTATGCATAAAATCAATTCATGCCCTTTAACTGATGATTCTGAGTTAAAATCTGATTTAAATTTAGATAAAGAATTCTCATATTCTAAATTATATACTGGGTTATTTTTTCTTTTGGTATCAATCCTATATTGTTTTTTAAGCCAATCAGCAACAACATTTTATATTTATTGTTATTTTTCTGGATATTTTATTGTTTCTGTGTTAGTTCAATACTATTCTCTTACTAATTATTCTATAAAACATAATTCTGAAACTCCTGATTCTGATAAAAAATCTATTTAGAATTATCTATAATATATATTTTAAATTTCGTTATATGATTTTTTCACTATATAATTACATAAAGACCTATAATATAAATTATAACTTAAAATTGGAACTAAATTGTTAGTTAAACATGGTTTTTCTATTCTTAAACTATTTTCAAAAAAATATTCATTATTCAACAAAGAAACATCAAAACTGTTTATTTTATAATCTAATGCCTTATGTATTATTTTTTCAACTTCTTTTTCATTTCCATTTGTTACACATAAATGTAAAGATATATTTTTTGTAATCATTCCAAAAAATTTACATGTATCCATTATATATTCAAAATCTTCTAAATATAAGGAACCACTTGGGTCCGCTAAACAAATATTAGTTATATTTAATTTACTCAATTTTAATAATCTATTTACTATAAAATGAATATCAACTTTTCCTTCTATTGGACAATATGAGAAACATGAAACATATAATTTGGTTTTTTAAAAATTATTTTGTTCTTTTAATAATTTCAACATTTCTATCAATTCCTCATCAGATTTTTCTAATGATTTTTTAGTTTTTTTAAATTGATAGCTGTCAGAAAATGAAGTTATAAATGAAAAATTATTTAATATTGGATTATTATTAATTGTCTTTTCTAATTTTGACATATTTGGGATAAAAACATAATTATTTATTTTTGAATTATTATATACGTTAAAATTATTTATTAAATCCAAAAATGGTATGGAATCATCGAAAATTGGAAAATTACTAGTTGGCTCTATTGTTCCTAAATCTATATTTTTTACATTATGTTTTCTAGTGCTGTTAATATACACTTTTAATTTGTCTATTGTATCTAATTTATATATATAATTTTCATTATTTTCTTTTTCATAAAAACTATTAATTCCTCCCTTTGGAAGTAATGATACGTCAAATGGTTTTGGAGAACCAATAATATTATATACTTTTTGGAAGTTTGGATTTATTTGACGCCATTTTTTAAATGTCTTGCTACAATTTGGATATTATAATATATTGTTCATATCAAAATATTATATGATTATCTTTAAATTTATAACATAGATAATAACATAATAATAATTATTATAATAAAATAATAATATAAATACCTAATTATATAGTTCTTTAATAATGAAAAAATTACCACTTAACTTTGATCATATATTTTATTCAAATTATTATAATGACCTTAATAAAGCATTTGGTTATAATAAAGATTTATTACAAAACCATTATTTAAATTATGGGATTTATGAAAATAGAAAATACTGTAATTTACCGGATAATTTTTATTGGGAAGAATATATAGAACAAAACCCGGATGTATTTGATTCAATTGAAAAACATAACAAACAATTTGCTGTTAATCATTTTTTAGAAAATAAACACAATAATTCTAATAAATCAATTTTTATTGTTTATTATGCTTATTTAAATAATGATAAGAATTGGAGAAATATTATCAAAGGGCAAATAGAAGATGTTTATAAGAGTGGTATTCTTAATTGTAGTTTATTTCATCCTGTTTTGTATGGTGATCCTAATGATATAAAAGAATGTAAGAAATTATTAGAAGATATTATTAAAATTAATATTGAAGTTACCGAGGTGTATGAAAATAAATATGAATTTCCTGCTATAATAAAAATAAGAGAGCTTGCATTGGAAAATCCAGACAAAATATTTATTTATTTTCATTCTAAAGGAATGGTATTTCATAATCCGGTAGGAGAAAGAACTATTATAGAATATAAACTAACAAATAATACATTTTGTAATTGGGAAAGCACATTACATATATTTAAAAAATTTCCTAAAATACAAAAAGCAGCTCTTTTTCCATCTGAGAATGGTTTTGGATGGTTTAATTTTTGGTGGGCAAGAGGCACTTATTTAATTTCATGTAAGCCTATTGAAATTCCAGAAAATCTAAAATTGGATGATAGATTTTTATGTGAAGCTTGGCTAGGAGATTATGGGAGCAAAACTTGGGAAGATTGTTATTCAATAATTACAAAAGATATTTGGTATTCGAAAAATCCATCGGATGATGTATGGAATAAAATATAAATAATTTAAATCATTTATTATTAAATCATTTATTATTAAATTATTTATTATTAAATTATTTATTAATTTATTATTAAATATGCGTTGCTTTAAACAGCATTTGTTAAACTATGTGTATATGGATTTTCTTTGAACGCATTTAATAAATCAGGTGCTATTCTATCACACCCAATACAGTTATCATAATATTGTGGCATATTTGCTTTTCCATATGTTTGAACTGATGGACCATTTGGAATTATAGTTTGAGGAGCCCATAATCTATTGTTTTCACGATCTGAATCCAATTTTGATAATGTTACATTAATATTTGAATTATATTGCTTGGCATTGCCTTGATTCATTCTTCCAGCAATTGATTTTTCTTTTGATTCATTATTTGTTTGCCTATAATCTGAATCATATTGCCTATTTCCATATCTTGAAGACATTCCTAAAAATGAATCATGATTTACTGTATCTCTTTGATTGGCAATTGGCTGTTGATCGTTAACTAAATAACCAGCATTATCTGTTTGATTACCAACATATCCATTTGGCTTATATAAAGTTGTTTCTTTAATTGTTGTTGTAGGAACATCTCCTTGATTTGAAACATAATTTCCTGGCACCTCTCCTCCAATATTACCAAATACACGAATATTACAACTATATTCTTCTTTCCTAGAAGGTTTCAATATATCCATTACTGGAGCCATTGCGGCACCAATTGCTCTGGAAAAACCTGAACCAAATACTTCTGGTTGTAAATTGACTGCTCTATTATTAGCATAATTTGTATGACTATTCAATTGTAATTGTAAATCATTTGATGGCCCAGTTCCTTTTGTCTTTGAAGGGCCTACATCAAACCCTTCTAGTTGATTTCTTTTTGGTTCTTCATATTTTTTAGGAACATAACTCGCTGTCTTTAATATAGCATTTGGTGTACCGTGTTGATAAGTTGTTGTTTCATTTCTATTAGATGTTTTCTGGATTTCCTCAGCAACCATACGTCCTGCTTTTTCTGCTCCTGTAGTAGTTAGCCATCGGTCTTGTGTATTTATAAAGAATGTATCTGGTCTGTATTTCTCAACTCTTCCTTCTATACCTACATTTTTTATTACTGCTTGAGCTGGGCCTTGTAAACTATCTAAAGTATATTCTTGTTTTGGATTTGTTGTAATACGTAATTCATCAACGGTTTTAGGTAGCCATTTATCACGTGCTTCCATACCAGCGTTGAACCCATGACTTCCAGCAGAACTATATCCTTTGTCTAAGCCAGGTCCAACTCGCACTGATTCAAATGGTTTTACCATATTATTACGATTCACTGGATTTTGCCTGGATTGATAAAAATCACTCATATCTGGCATTCCAAAGGCCCATTGAACATTTTCTTGTGGTTTAAATAATGGCGCTTGTTCTATTTTTTTTATTATTTGGGAACCATTTCCTACATAATTATCTAAAATAGTCTCCGCATTATTATTATTATATGTTTGACCGAAAGGTTTACTACTGGTAAATGGAACCATATTGTTGTGCATAAATTCCTTAGATGATAAATAGTCACCTGTTAATGAATATATTTGCTGAATATTATTACTTATTGAAACACCGGCTCTTTCTTTTTGTTCATATACGTTTTGATTAAAATACTTATCAGTTGCTACGTTAGGATTAGGATATTCCTGAACATTGTCAACCAATTCCTTATTATTCATTATTGGATAATTTTGGGGTGGTACATTTGTATTTGGCAAATAATTAGATAATGGCGACTCAGTTTCTGCTTTTGTAACACCTAGATTTGTTCTGATACCCATATTATTAAAGTTTTCTTTTTTTCCATAGTTTTTTACTCCGTTTTTTACTTCGTTTTTTTTTACTTCGTTAAAGGAATTGTTTTTATTTTGATTTGAAATAACATACATTCCTCCTAATGCTACTAATGGGATAGCTATTTCCATATTATATATATACATATACTTTTTTACTTTTTTATAAAATGTAAAACTAAAAATAAATATATTAATTATTTTTATATTTAATATAATTATTACTAAATTATTTATTTAATGATTTATAGTTTATAATATTATTTTTAATCTAATTACCATGTTAGTATTTATTTTAGTGGAACTGCTTCACAATTATTAGGTGCTGAACATGTGGTTCTTCCTGCTACATATGTGCCTTTTTGAATTTGTACAGGGATTGTATATCCTTGGTCATTTGGTGGCACACAATCAAATTCTCTTTGGAAACTATCTTTTTCTAAAATTCTTGTACTTGCGTAATTTTGAAAAGGCATCTCTGTATGTGCTTGTGGATTATTTGGCAATATATATGCGTGATTTTGCGTTAAATCTCTTGCTGTCCAAGCTGGCATGATTGACCTACTTTGTTCTGTAGTTAAAAATTTGTCACATACAGGATAATCTATTGGCGATGCATTTACAGTTTGCCTTTTATACTTTTCTTTGTTTAAACTATCTCTATTTAATTGTCTATCTATTCCTAAAAGTGAACTTGAAATATCAGTGCGGTCTGTCCATAAATTGCCTCCCCACTTTTGAGGAATTATTTGAGGGTCCAACATGAAACATGGTTTATCACCGGAACCTGGGACATCTAAATACCATCTTTCTTGTTCAGTTTGTTGTTGAAGTTGTTTTGTAATTCTTGCCGGATCATCATGAAATCTTGTAAAGGCCATTATATATATACCTTTAGAAAAGGTAAAACCAAAAAAAACAAAAATACAAATATAGTTTTAGTTTAAACTAATTAAAGTTACAGATAAATTAAAGTCAGTAGTATAAGGTACAGATTTAAAAGTATATTGATAAACGTTTAATATATAATTTGTTGAACCTACACCAAAATCAATAATATCATTAGCTGAACCAGACGAATTTGTCCCATTATTATTTAAGTAAAAAGGTGAATTAGAATTATAAACTTGGGGATAAAATTGATTTCCACTAATAGGGTCCTGAAATGAAATAAAAATTTGATTAGATGTATCAACTACATTTTCATAAATAGACCAAGATAATGACCATGTACCAAAAAGAGTTACAGGAAATGATTGAGTAGATGTGAATACTGGAGTAGTTAAATTATTTTGAGGATTTATGATTCCACTTAAGGATGTATTATAAAAAAAACTAAAAGCATAACCTTGACCAGGAGGACCAGTTGGCCCAGTAGCACCAGTTGAACCTGATGAAGGACCAGTATATCCTTGCGGTCCTTGTGCTCCTTGAGCTCCTACACAGCAAGCTCCCTGAGCTCCTTGTGGGCCTCGTGCTCCAGTTAATCCCTGAACACCTCTAGAACCAGTAGCTCCTTGAGGTCCTTTTGCACCCTCAGGACCAGGAATTAAATTATAATTTTTGCTACATAAGTTCCTTTGAATTAAATAAGAATTATAATCAAAATTAGACATTAATATATAATATATATAAATAATATTTTTATTATGATATTTATCAATTTAATGGGACAAATGCTATGCTAAAGTTGGCAGTCTCACCCGCGTTAATATTTACTGGTCCATAATTAGTGTATTGATATAAGTTTATAGAATAGGTAGTAGCACCCCCAACACTTGTTAAATCAAGAATATCGTTTCCTGAACCAAGAGTATTGTATCCATTATTGTTTAATACAGCATATGCGGTTGAACCAATTGGATTGGATGTATAAACTTCGGGGTAATAATTAATACCACTATTATTCAAAACTACACCAAAATTATTTAAAGGGTCAGACCATGTTTCAAAAACAGACCATTTAATAGAATAACTATTTGCCCCTAAATAAATTTGATTACCAGGGATTGGGGTTCCAAATGAAGTTAAGTTAACAGGTGTTGAATTATATGAAGTTGCACCAGCGATATTAAAATAAAAATTTATACCAGTAGCCCCATTTGGACCTGTTGTGCCAGCAGGACCAGGTGCACCTTGACTTCCTGTCAAACCACCTTGAGCACCAAGTACTCCCTGAGGCCCCTTATAACCTCTATAACAAAGCCCAGTGGCTCCCTGAGGTCCTAAAGGGCCAAAATTTCCAGTAAGACCAATTTCACCAATTGGTCCATAATTACCTTGTGCTCCTTGAGGACCAATAATATCTTTTTTTATAGGTAATCTACAACAACGATCTTTTCCTAAATACATTTTAATATTAATATATTAGAATATTTAATACATAAAAATTCAACTTTTTTATACAAAATTTAGATATTAATATTAAATGGTTTGTTTCCGCTACAGCAGCTACATTAAAACTTTTTATAAAAACCTGGATTTTAATCGTTCTTTTATGATAATCAAACAAATAATCTTTGGTCCACTCGGTAAGGCCTAGACGGAGGGTAACGGCACGAGCGCCAATCGAATGGACCCAAGTGACGCCACATCATATTTAACAATAAGAGGCAAATCATTTTCTAAATAAATTTCAATTTGCGAGCAAAGATTTGTACATTTAATAAAATAGCCTAAATTCTTTAATGAAAATTCGCCCTGAATAACTTTAGAAGAATCTTGTTTCACAATGAATCCCATAGAACCATCTGATTCAGCACGATGAATTTCAGCAGAAGCAAATTGGCCATGACATTTAAAAATAAGCTCATTACCAACAGACTTAATTTCTAGTTTATCAGAAATACAAGATAAATCACGAATGATTTTTTGGAAATCAGCAGATGGTAGATTAATAATAGAAGAAAATTTGACATCAGGAACCTCAAGTTCATCTTGTTCAGGTTCAATCAACTTGAGTTTTTGAGTTTTACATTGCTTAATATCTCCATTTTCAAATTTTAAAGCAAGGTGAGAAACAATACCATCAAAATAATCAGAATTTTCAATATAAATAGTTAAAGTATCATCATTGTCAATAGAATTAATAAGTTTAAAAAGATGGAACATATTAACACCGATAATAATTTTTTCTTTTTTACATTCATAAAATTCAAAATTAGAAGCAGCTAAATAAAGATGAACAAGAATAGTATGAGATTTATCCATATTAATAATTCTAATGCCATCTGGTTGAAAAGAAATGTTAGTTTCTAAAAGAATATCTTTTAAAGCAGTCATAAGAGTGCGAAATGGGGCAATTTGAACAGTTTTAATAGTTAAAACATTTCCATCGGTAGATGCGTTCTTATTGATAAATTGTGACATTATAGTAGATTTTGAACGCAAATCTTTAAATACTTATTGTTTAAAAAATAATTAGTGTGAATTATTTTTTAATAAAAAAATAGATTAAGTAATTTTAACTTTTGGAACTCTGCGATTGCCATAACCGTATTTTTTATGAGCTTTTTCAGCCATTTTATATCCCTTTGAACCTTTTTTACATCCATTTATTAATATATTATAATCCACTGCTCCTGCTTTCCCAGCTGTAATAGCACTTGCTAAACGTGCTTTACCCCAAGATTGTGCCGTCTGATTTGGTCTTGAACCAGATGAAAAATAGGCTCCTTCCCCTTTATTAATAATTTTTCTTAAAGCTGACTTAGAACAGCCTGTCTTTTTTGCCAGTTGATTTGTAGCGCCAATTTTATCAACATTATATATTTTTTTAGCATTTAAAATATGATTGGATGTTTTCGAATGGAAAGACTTGACTGGTTTTCTTGTATAATATTTATTTTTTTTATATTGTTTCCTGGATTTTAAAAGCATTTGGCTTTGTTTTTTTCTATCGCTAGCAGTTAAACGCTTAGGTAAATATCTTAAATTAATGAATTTTTGTTTACGAGTTTTCACCATTATCTATTATAATTATATTATATAAAAACTAAATTATTAATTTTTTAAACTAACTTAAAGACTCTTTAGAAAATTCTTATAATGGATTTTGATAAAATAGAAGAAGTTGGTAACATAGTTACAGATTTATTTATGAAATATAAAGACAATCCTTATATGAAAAATCGTTTAGAAACGCATTTAATAAATTTACCTAATATGTTAGAACAAGAAAATAAGAAATATGATGAGCGTGTTACAAGAATTAATGAACTAAGTTTGGAACAAGAAAATTTTTTTAAGGTATTTCTCTGTAAGTATCCTTATTATTTTATGCCATATAATAATATTTATTATGTATACGATGGTAAAACATATAAAATAATTAAAGAAGATGATATACATCATCATTTATTATCAACTATTACCGATGAAGGCAAGTTGATTCAATGGAAACATAAAACAAAGCAAAGTATATTAAAAAAAATCAAAGATAGATCTTTATTTAAATCAATTCCGGAAACATATACTATTCAAAATGTATTGGGGTTTTTACAATCCATTTTTTATTCTAAAACCGAAGCTAAATATTTTTTAACAATTATTGGGGATTGTATATTAAAAAAGAATGCTGAAAACTTATTATATTTTGTTAGTTCTAGTTCAAAAAAAATGATATCATTAATTGATTCTATAGCGTACATTACTACCGGTAACTCTATTATGAGTAATTTTATAACCAAATATCATGATTGTCATAAACTGAATTTATATCGTTTAATAAAAATGAATGAAACTGCTAATGCTATATCATATGATATAATTAAAGACGTATTAAATAATATCGGAATTGATTTATTATGTGTAGCAACCCATTATTCCGAACAATATACAAATGCTGATAATTATTTGAAGTCTAAAACAGATGATAGTATAAAAAATTATGTATTATATTTTGAAAAAAATGAATTAGAAAAAATTGTAGATGAATTTATTGGTCAGTGTATTGAGCCTGTAAATTCTGTGGATTCAAGTAATATAACATGGAAAAATATGCATTATATATGGAAGTTGTACCTAGCAAGTTTAAATATTCCAAATATGATTTATTCTAACCAGTTATTAACATTTTTATCAGGAAAATTAGAAAATATAAATGATAATGGTACACCTATTTTTATTAATGTAACAAGTAAATATTTACCTAATGTAAAATCATTTTTGTCTTTTTGGGAAAAACATATTACTGTTACGAATGTAATAAATGATACAAATGTTACTAATGTTACTAATGACAATAATTTAGATGATGAATATGAAATAGATGAATTTGCTACTTTATATAAAAATGCGGATTCAAAGAATTCTCAAATATCGGATGTAAATATGATAAAAATGATTTGTCATTATTTTTCACCACAAGTTGAAGTAATTGATAACAAATATATTACGAATATTAGATGTAACTTATGGTCAAAACAAGATGATATTAATGAATTTCTAAATTCGCATAAAATGAATTTTTATAAAAACGGTAATTCAGATAATAATTTGGACTTAATTTCGTTTGATGAATTATATAAAGGGTATAAAACATATTTTAAAGCTAAAGGTGTAATTGAACAAAAATTTTTGCCGATAGTTTCAAAACATTTCTTTGAGAAATTTTTGACAAATCAGTTAGCAATATATATTAAATTTGAAAAGTTTGTTAGTTCGGAATGGTTAAAAGAATGACCTAAAAGAATGACCTAAAAGAATGACCTAAAAGAATGACCTAAAAGAATGACCTAAAAGAATGACCTAAAAGAATGAATAAAATAATTTATGAATTTATATAAATTTCTAAATTATTTTCTTAAGTTACTAAATATTTAAACAGCGTTATTAGCTTGCTCGGTTAGGCTCCATTGTGGTGCGAATGGTTTACCAGTTCCACCTCTCATCTTTCTTCCTCTTCTTCTTCTTCTGCCGCCAGCCATACCAGCAATGGCTTGAACTCCTCCTTCAGTAATACCTTGGCCAGCAATACCATTGCCAGAGTTTGGACCTTGACCAGTAATATCCATAGCATTAACATCGGCAGGTTCTAAAGCATACATGCCACCTCTCATAGATCTTATTCTTCTTCTACCGCCAGCCATACCAGCAATGGCTTGAACTCCTCCTTCAGTAATACCTTGGCCAGCAATACCATTGCCAGAGTTTGGACCTTGACCAGCTGTATCACCAAGCATATAACTGGCATTAACATCGGCTGGACTAGAATCACCACCTCTCATTGATTTGCGCATTTTTCTAGAACCTTTGCGCATTTTTCTGGAGCCGATTTTAACAAAGCCAAATTTGCCTTTTTGAGTTCCATAACCATACTTTAAAAGACGTTTTTCTTTTTTGGCAGTGTTATGTTTAGCTCTGGATACAATGTGGCCATGTTTGTTCATCATTAAATCAGATTTAGTAAGACCACCAGATGTTTTCTTACAAGTTCCATGCCATACTTGAGCACGAGTTCCGATAATTTTAGTTTTACCAGTCATTATAAAATAATAAAAGAAAAAAAAGAATTTTATAAGCTTGCTAAAAAAACATATAAATTATGTCTAAATATATTTTTTTATAAGCTTGCTAAAAACGCATTTTAAAATTTATTTCTTATAGGTCTAGGTAGGCCACCTGGTTGTCCTTCCCAGCCTTCAAGTAATCCAAGATTTACAGCCGCATTAAAATTTCCAAATGTTATTCGTCCACCTAAAGAACCAGATAAAGCTTGTGCGATGCGTCTATTTTCAACTTGAGTGGGATCATTATAACCTTGTTTCAAATTATTAGCTCTTTGCTGAATACATCCACATAAATTTCCCATTGTAATATCATCACCATTATTAATATTTTGAAAAACTTGGTTAGTTGTAAAAGATCTATAATATTGAGATATATATTCCTTGGTAATAAATAATCTGAGATTTGCTTTGTTTCCAGGTGTAAATCTGCGATGGTTATATGTAGACATTTAATATGTAAGAATATAATTATATTTTATTTTTTTAACAAAATATTTCTTTAACAAAATATTTCTTTAAGTAGCATTTTTGCTTAATATTCTATTGGTATGTATAAATAAAATTACTTATAATGATAATAACTTTAAAAAGGTTTATAAGATTAATAATCAAAATAAAGATAATAAATAAAAAATTGAATTCATTGTTTTATTAAAAAAACAAAATATAATACAATTAAAAATGTCTCCTAAAAAGCATACAACATTACAGAATAAAAAAAATAAACAACATAAAAAAACTGTAGAAAAACAATTAAAAAAAAAGATAGAAAAAAATGAAATAAAATTATTATTAAGACTAAGGGAATGTCCAGAGGATGTAGTTAAATTATTATATTCATATTTAAATAACAATATAAAATTCAATTTATCGTTTTACAAAGAAATATTTAATAAATTCATTTATCCACCGAATAAAAATAACAAACAGAATTTCCCATCAATTTTTAAAGGATATCCCGTGTTTAATTATTGTACATATGATAAAACAGCATTACCATTAAAAGAAATGTTAAAAGCGATTCCTTTGGATAAATTACAAAAATATGTATATTATGGTAGTCCAAGCAAATACTTTAACATTGCTTTTCCTAAGGAGCCAAGTATAATTGAATATATAGGTGAAAATTACGCAATAAATGATATAACAACAAAAGAGGAAATAAAAATTAAAACAATATATAAAAATTATATATTTGAAATATTAGATTTGATAAGCTACTTTTCTACAAAAGCCAATGAATACCATTCATTGTATAATGAAAATAATAAATTTCTGAGTCAATTAAAATTGATAAGTAGTGTATTTAAAGAGGATGAATTAGAAAGGAGTCCAACAAAGGAATATTGTGAAGAAAATGAAAAAATAACTAGGAAATTGATATTAAGTGTGATATTTATATATGAAAAATATGGTCGGCGGTGATTCTTTAAGTTCAAATAATATATATTATTTTTAAGGGGGCTTAAAGCCCTTTAAGTTCTTTTTTGAATAATATATATTATTTGGAAATTATCGTTTTCAAAAAGTGATTTGGTTTTCAAAAATGGACAAAAATAAATGTCCAAAATTCAAAACCTATTTGGTTTCTTGAATTCGAGTTCATGAAAAATGACTTGTGACGAAAATGCTCTAAAAATCAAAAAAATGTTTAAAATTTTGTGATGATAAAATTTTTTTATTTTTTTGAAAACTATTTAAAAATAATTTCTTGTCCTTAATTATGGCAATATTTAGCAATGATTTCCAGCCAAAATCCAGCTCTAAATTTTATTGTAATTATTGTGATTATAATACAAGTAAGAAAAGTAATTACGAAGAACATCTATTAACACTGAAACATAAAAAATCAATGATTGGCAATGATAATTCCAGCAATTCCAGCCATTTAAAACCAAATATTGAAATCAAATATTTTTGTAACAATTGTAATAAAAAATATAAAGATAATTCAGGCTTATGGAGACATAAAAAGAAGTGTAATATTTCTACGATTGAAGACATGTGTAACGAAGAACTTTCTGATAAAGAACTAATGATGATGATTGTAAAACAAAATAGTCAATTACTTGATGTAATTAAAAATGGCACACATAATACTATAAGCTCTAACAATAATAATTCTACCAATAATTCACATAACAAAACATTCAATTTACAGTTCTTTCTTAATGAAACTTGTAAAGATGCCATTAATATTTCTGATTTTGTTAGTTCAATAAAACCACAGTTGGCAGATTTAGAAAATACTGGACGTGTTGGTTATGTTGAAGGTATTTCCAATATTATTTTGAATAATCTAAATAATTTGAATAATCATGAACGTCCACTTCACTGTTCTGACCATAAAAGAGAAGTTATTTACATTAAAGATAATAATGAGTGGATCAAAGAAAATGATGATAAACCTATTTTAACTAAGGCCATTAAAGTAATCGCAAATGAAAATATTAAAAATATAAGCGAGTGGAGAAAATTAAATCCTGATTGTACTGATTCCGATTCAAAGAAAAACAATTTATATTTGAAAATAGTTTCAAACGCAATGTCAGGATCTTCAGCTGAAGAAACTAACAAAAATATAAATAAAATTATTAGTAATGTTGCAAAAGAAGTAATAATTGATAAACATATTTAGAACTTAAAGCTAATATTATTTATATATTTTTAAATTATATACCAATAATATATATGAAATTAAGTAAAAAAAATATTGAAAAAAAAAGAAATAGAGTTTTTAAGAAGACAATTAAAAAAAAAGTAGTTAAAAACAATAATAACAATAATAATAAATCTAGAGCAAAACCTAAAATTAAAAGAAGACAACTAACAAAAAATAAACAAAATAAACAAAATAAACAAAATAAAAATAAAAATTATAAATTTAAGGGTGGCAATCCCGAATTAAATAAATTATTTATCCAAGTTATCAGTGATATTCAGGAAAATAATATTGAAAATATTAAAATCATTCTTGATACCAATCCAGAGTTAATTAATTATCAAATTGGAAATAATGATTCAAATTTATTACAACAAGCCATTTTATTACATAAACCAGATATTGTTAAATTATTGGTTGAAAAAGGAGCTGATGTAAATATGATTTCAAGAGACCGTATGCCATTAAGCTATGCCACTTTTTCAGATTGTTTTGAATGCGTTAAAATATTAATAGAAAATGGTGCCAAAATTAATAGTAAGGATATAAAAATACATGGAAGGTCCCCATTAATGTATGCTTTAGCCAGAGGACCTAATGTAAATGAAGAATGTATTCATTATTTATTAAATAATGGTGCAAATATTGAACAAAAAGACGAATATGGATGGACAGCTTTATTTTATTCTATTGAATATGGTGACCCATATAAAATTATTGAATTATTATTAAAAAACGGGGCTATTTTAACACAGGTTAGCACAATTGGAAATACGCCATTACAAATAGCTTGTAAACGTAGAAATTTAGAAATAGTAAAATTATTATTTGATTATGGCGCAAAAATTACTATTAATTCTCAAGATATAGCAGGAAATACAGCTTTAATTACAGCTACCAGTAATAATAAATATGATATTGTTAAATTTTTATTAGAAAATGGAGCAGACCCTATGATAAAAGATTCTATAGGCAAAACAGCTTTAAAATACGCAAATGATAATAAAACTGTTGAATTATTGAAAAATAAAATGAAGGAATTTATAGCAAACAACTTGAAAGAAAAAACACAAAAGGAAAAGGCAGGAGAACAATTAAACAAATTAAAAGAACAAAATTCGGACATAATTGCGAAAAAATTAATTGAAGAAGAAGACCAAAGAATTGCTTCTGAAAATAATAAAAAGGCACAAGAAGCAGCAAAAAAACAAGCATTAAAGGATAAAAAAATACAAAAACAAATACTTAAAAAGAAACCAAACGAAGATTCTATAAAAAAAATTGTAAAAGAAGAGGATGAAGAAGAAGAAGAAATCTTTCCTAATAAAAAACAAGAAACTAATATAGAAAATTTAGAAATACAACTAGCAAATGAAAATAGATTACAAGAAGAAGAGGATAAATTATTCCAAATAGAAATAGACAAAGCCATTGAACTATCCTTGAAAACTTATAACTCTGAAAATGAAAAAAGAATAATATTAGATTTTTGGACGAAATATTTTGATAACAATGAAGAAAATATATTAAAATTAAAAGAAATTATTCCATCTTTGATGACAGAACAAAACGCATCTAATCTTCTAATAAGTATAATTCCGGCTTACACAAATAAATATTACAAAAATAACCCAAATGTAAATAATGTTTTATCATTACTATTCATTTTAATTGGAATTATCTCTTTTCAATTATATAAAAATGGTATTTATTTATTATTAAAAGGTGGTTCAGCTATTCAAACTGTTAGTTCACAAATACCAAATGAGTCATATTTAAGCAATGATATAGATTTAGTTATAATTAGCAATAAAAACTTGGAAGAGAATAGATTATTATCGGAAAAAATTTGTAAATTATTAGTTTGGCTAACAGATGAAAATGATGGCAACAAAATAAATTCTATTTTATCAATGGTTGAAAATAGAGATCCTAATCATAAAATATACAAAGTTATTTTAAATAATAGTAATACATCGTTAATGGATATTGATTATAATATATTACCAAGTGATATTTATAATCTTTACACAAACGATATTTATATAAAAAACTATAATATTAAACCATATAGCAATAATAATGGTATATTTAGTTGCCCCTCAATATTAAATTTGATTTATGAAAGAATTTATTACTTGATAAAATATTCCTCAAAGGAAGAAATAAAAAGTAGTAAAAATAGAGGATTTTTAACAGAAAAGATTCCAAAAAGTCTCAATTATTTAATGAATGTTTATTATATTATGGTCAATAATGGTGAAGGAAAAGCAAAAGCAGAAGGAGAAGATAAGACTAAATTCTATAACACAATATTTGACAATTTTTTTCAAATGTATCCGATGCTACAAAACGAAAGTTCTTATAATCAAGAACAATTAATACAATTTTTATTTAATAATTAATAATTAATAATTAATAATTAATAAATTAAATACTTAATTATGAATCTAATTAATTTATTAATCTATTTTTTCTTACATCGTTGTAAGAAGAATTTATTTTCTTTTTCTATATCTTGTTAGTTTTCTTTGTTTTCTTTTTCTTTTAGTAATTTTATGTTTCTTTACTCTTTTACCACCTGAAGGGGTTCGTTTATTAAATTCATCTACAATTTCGTTTCCTAATTCTGTGCTAGTATTTTCATTTATTAACCTTGCTGTTTCTGAGGCTACATATTGTCTTTGCGCTGAATTATCTAATATTTCTTGTGTTCTTGGTCTATAAATTCTAGTTCGTCTATTTAGAAAAGGAGCATTCATATTTCCCATTGATGGTAATTTAAACATATAATAATCACCATCTATACTTTGGAAATTACCTCTTTGTCTTATATTATGATTATCATAACTAATAAAATTTATTAAATATTCTTTATTTTTTTCCAAATTTTCTGGTTTGACTTCTTCTAATTCAGGAATTAATGGTGGTAAAAATGACATTATATAATAATAATATATATATAATTATAAAATAAATCTGTTAATAAAAATATTATTTATAAAAAAAAGGAAATTTCTTACTTAGTTATAAATTACAATTACAATTACAAATACAATTACAATTACAAATACAATTACAAATACAATTAATAATTATTTTTTTAATATATAATAGGAATAATATCAGCCACTATAACTGCTATATCATCACATTGATATGGTTTGTATTTAGAATGATGAATAATTGAATTATTATTTAACCTATCAATCATATTCCAAGGTTGAAGCCATCTTTCTACTGTCTGATTCATTATTTTTTCCGCATCCATTTCATATAATTGACTTATATCTTCTTCATTATCTTTCATAACCATATCCCATAGACCATCACTACCTAAAATTACCTTGAATCTATCGCCCTGTGTTATAGGAATAATATCTGTATCTGGAGCACAGCCGGTTATTCCATTATGACCTAAACATTGTGAACAAGCTAATTTAGTATAATTTTCTGCTTTCCATTCTATATATTCACTATAAACACTAATTAATGTATTAATATCTTCTATTTTTATATTTGAGGATGGTAAATAATTAACATTATTGCCTAATCTTAATTTTTCTTTTTCATTTTTATAATTATGTTCTTCAGTTATAAATTCTAATTCTCCATTCCTATAAATAGCAGCTTGTGAATCACCGCAATTAATACATATTATACGATTTAAATAAATTTTAATTAAACACATAGTTGAACCTGAACTAAAATCTAATTCAATATTTTTGTTTATATAATCTGAAAGATTTTCAATAGGGTTTTCACTAATAATAAATTCAATCATATCCTGAAGAGGAATTTGACGAATAAAATCAATACAATCATTTGAGCCGTGGCCATCAAATACTACAATCCAATTAAATAATTCTCCAGTATTTTTATCAATAGCTTGTTCGCTAATAACAAAATCTTGTTTTTTAGATAATTGACTTAATTTTGTACTAACATCAATTACATGTGAAGGACGATTAATAAAGAATGCCATTATTAAAATATTAAATAATTATAAACATTTAATAAAATACTTATAATTTCTAAATAATATTTCAATTTTTTATTTTTATAGTGTAAAAAATACTTTTTATATAAAAATAAAATTGAAAAGAAATAAATATAATTTTACAATACCAATTATAGAAAAGAATGAGCGCAGTTGACGATAATACCCTTTACTTTGATGTTCAACAAAAGACAGATAAACAACATATTCTGGATAATCCAGATACATATATTGGTTCTGTTGAAAATGTTGATAGTCATATGTGGATTATGAATGAAACAAATGAACGTATTATTGAAAAAAATATTAATTATATTCCTGGTTTATTCAAATTATTTGATGAAGGTATTGTAAATTGTAGAGACCATGTTGTTAGAATGCAATCCAAAATTGAACAAAAAGTTGACAATTCATTACCAGTTACTTATATAGATATTTCTATTCAAGATGATGGAACCATTGTTATGATTAATGATGGTAATGGTATTGATGTAGTTCAACATCCTGAATATAAAACATGGGTTCCAGAATTAATATTTGGTCATTTGAGAACTTCAACAAATTATAATAAGGATGAAAAAAAAATAGTAGGTGGTAAGAATGGTTTTGGATTCAAATTAGTGCTTATTTGGTCAACATATGGACAAATAGAAACTGTTGATCATATTCGTGGATTAAAATATACACAAGAATTCAAAGATAATCTTGATACTATTTGTCCACCTAAAATAACTAAAGCATCTAAAGCGAAACCATATACAAAAATTACTTTTAAACCTGATTATAAAAGACTAGGTATTCAAGAAGGTTTAACACAAGATGTAGTTGCGTTATTAAAAAAGAGAGTATACGATATTTCAGCTATTACAGATAAAACAATAAAAGTAAAATATAATAGTTCTATTATTCCAATAAAGAATTTTGAGCAATATATAAATTTATATATAGGGGATAATAAAAGAGTTTATGAACAGGCCAACCCACGTTGGGAATATGCTGTAGCATTAACACCTTCCAATGAATTTGTTCAAGTATCATTTGTAAATGGTATATATACATCAAAAGGTGGAAAACATGTTGAATATATTTTAAATCAAATAACAAGAAAATTATGTGAATTAATTGAGAAGAAGAAGAAGGTTAAAGTAAATCCAAACACAATCAAAGAACAACTTATATTATTTATAAGATGTGATATAGAAAATCCAGCATTTGATAGTCAAACTAAGGATTTTATGAATACACCAGTTACAAAGTTTGGTTCAAAATGTGATGTAAGTGATAAGTTTATTGAAAAGGTGGCAAAAATGGGAGTAATGGAAGCAGCTTTACAATTAACTGAAGTAAAAGAAAATAAGGCAGCTAAAAAGACAGACGGAACAAAGAGTAAATCAATCAGAGGAATCCCAAAATTAGATGATGCTAATTGGGCAGGAACAGATAAATCAAAAGATTGTATGATAATATTTTGCGAAGGAGATTCAGCAAAAACCGGTGTTATTTCGGGATTATCATCAGAAGATAGAAATACAATTGGGGTTTATCCGTTAAAGGGTAAAGTAATGAATGTAAGAGGAGAAGCTGTAAAGAAAGTTTCAGAAAATAAAGAGATAGCAGAGATAAAAAAGATATTAGGATTAGAAACAGGAAAAGAATATAAAAATATAGAAGATGTGAATAAAAGTTTGAGATATTCAAAAGTAGTTTTTATGACAGATCAAGACTTAGATGGTTCACATATCAAAGGTTTATGTATTAATCTGTTTCAAAATGAATGGTTAAGTTTGACAAAAATTCCAGGGTTTATTGGTTTCATGAATACACCTATTTTAAAAGCAAGAAAAGGTAATCAAGAATTGAAGTTTTATAACGATGGTGAATATGAAGAATGGAAAAAAAATAATGCTGATGGGACAAAAGGTTGGAATATTAAATATTATAAGGGTTTAGGTACATCAACAAAAACAGAATTCAGAGAATATTTTGAAGAGAAAAAATTTGTTGGTTTTGAACATACAGGTAAAATTAGTGATGACGCAATTGATATGGTATTTAATAAAAAGCGAGCAGATGATAGAAAAAATTGGTTAGAGAATGTTTATGATAGAAATAGTTTTGCGGATACTAGTAAACAAATGATTCCTTATGAAGAATTTATTAATAAAGAATTAATACACTTCTCAAAATATGATTGTGATCGTAGTATTCCTAACTTGATGGATGGTCTTAAAATTAGTTTAAGAAAAATATTATATAGTGCGTTTAAAAAACGATTATCAAATGAAATAAAAGTTGCACAATTTTCAGGTTATGTATCCGAAAATTCATGTTATCATCATGGTGAAGAAAGTTTAAATAAAGCTATTGTTGGAATGGCACAAAACTTTATTGGTTCTAATAATATTAACTTGTTATTTCCTTCTGGTCAATTTGGTTCTAGAATAAAGGGTGGACAAGATGCTTCATCGCCAAGATATATCTTTACTAGACTTGAAAAAATTACAAGAGCAATATTTCCGGAACAAGATGATAATATTTTGAAATACTTGAATGATGATGGAACACCTGTAGAACCACAATTCTATGTTCCAATTATTCCAATGGTTTTAGTAAATGGTTCAAAAGGTATTGGAACAGGTTTTAGTACTGAAATTATGTGTTATAATCCAAAAGATATTATAGCTTATTTGAAAAATAAATTAGTAAGTAAAGGACAGGTATCATGTAATGATAAAGTTGAATTCTTTCCTTATTATGAAGGGTTTACTGGTGAAATTACTAAAATTGGTGATACAAAATTTATGTTTAAGGGAAAGTATGAACATGTAAATGGAGAACAAGATAAAATCAGAGTTTGCGAACTACCAATTGGTTATTGGACAGAAGACTTTAAAGAATTATTAAATGATTTACAGAATGATAAAGACAAAGATGGTAAAAAAATAGTACCGATTGTTAAAGATGTATATGAAAATTATACAGATACTACAGTAGAATTTGTTGTAACATTTTCAAAAGGAAAAGTAGCTGAATTAGAAGCTTTAAAAGGAGATAATGGTTGTAATGGATTAGAAAAATTATTGAAATTATATTCAACAAGTTCAACTACAAATATGAATCTATTTAATTCGGAAGATAAATTAAGAAAATATGATACAGTAGAAGAAATAATTGACGATTATTATGATATTAGATTAGAATATTATGAAGATAGAAAAGATAATTTGATAGATATTTTGGAAAAACAATTATTAATACTTTCAAATAAAGCAAAGTATATTCAAGAATTATTAATTGGAACAATAGATCTAAGAAAAAAGAAGAAGCAAGAAATTATTGATTTATTGAATAGTAAAGAATATGATGAAATTGATGAAGACAAAGAATTTAAATATTTAGTAAGAATGCCAATGGATTCAGTATCAGAAGAAAATGTAGAAAAAGTATTGAAAGAGCATGAATCAAAAGAAGTTGAATTGAATATTATAAAAGAAACAACAATACAGCAAATGTGGTTATCAGAATTAGATATTCTTGAAAATGAATATCAAGCATATCAAAAAGAAAGAGAACAAAGTCAAGTTGGGATTACCAAGAAGAAAACAGTAACTAAAGTATCAGGAGGAACAAAAAAAATGGTAAAGAAATCAGTATTAATTCTAGAATTATAATAAATATTTAGAAATAATCATATTAAAGTGTTATTTTCTATTATATTTTTTATATTTTTTGGAGTTTTTGGAGTTTTTGTAGTTTTTTAATGTTTTTTTTTTATTTCTTTTTTTTAAATTTTTATTGGTTCTCTTTTTTTTAATAATTCCTCCTTTATACAATGATTGATTTTTACCAATTTGAGTTTCATATTTTCTTTTAGATGTATCAGATTCATTATCTAAAGTAACTAACACATTCCAATATATAAAATTAAAATTGTTACCATTATATATATCCTGTTTATTATTTACAAAAAAATTTGTGTTTGATGTAGAATAACGTAGTTTATCTCCCTCTTTATAAAATTTTGATTTTTTATATTCATTCATAATAAATGAATTTGGATTTTTTAAATCATCATCTACTTTTTTAATTGCGTCATTGAATATTGAACTAAATTCCAATCCATTAATATTCCTTAAAAATATTTCTTCTTTGTTTTGTTTAACTTTTATACGAATTGGATATTCAGGAATATCTAATTTACGCTTTTGTTTAATTATTTCAAAATCGTTATTATTAATAACAGTATTTTCATTTGAACTAACATTTGAACTAACATTTGAACTAACATTTGAATAATTCAAAGATGAAGGCATTGTTTTATCTTGGTAGTTTTTAATTGCTCCAATTCCAGATGGCATATTCTTTTATATAAATAAATATAATAAATAAAATTTTAAACAATTATAAATACCAAAGAATAGTCTATTTATTTTCACTTTTTTTTCCTTGTTTTTTTCCTTGTTTTTTTTCTTGTTTTTTTCCTTGTTTTTTTACCTTATTATAAACAAAGTAAAAAAAAAGAATAAACTAACAAATATGAATAAAGTATTTGAAATAAACTCAGTCTAAATATATTCTTATTTATCTTTAAGTTTTTTTCAAATACTTTATTCATATTTGTTAGTTTGGTTCATTATTTTTATAATAAATCAGACTAGATTAAATTTTTTCTTATTTAGTTGTATTATAAAAATTAATAATATAATATATTATGGATAGACCAACTCCAAGATATATTAAACATGGATGGTTGAATAAAGGTGAATTTAATCCAAACATACATAGTTATTCAAAAATAACGATGGATGAAAGAAATATTAAGAGTACCAATCCTGATTCCACATATTATACACCACAAGAAATGGAAATTATGCGTCGGGAAATTAAAGTGGCTGAATGTCCAATTTGTTTTGAAAAAATAAATGATGAAAGTTGTAGAGTTTGCGAAAATGGACATAAATTTCATAATATATGTCCATCACTACGAAATAACGAAGTTACAAAATGTCCTAGTTGTAGAAGTGAAGTTATTACATCTTGTAATAATATAAATAAGTATAATGATATCGCAAGTGGTGGAAAAACAAGAAAAAGAATTAAGAGTTATAAAAAAAGAAAAGTAATTAAAAGTTATAAAAAAAGAAAAACAAATAAACAATTAAAAAAATCCAAAAGAAAAAATAAGCTATAAAATCATTTTCCTTACTGTATTAACCAAATTTTTACTTTTATTAAGTCAACAAACTAACAAATAAGACTTAAGTTATTGAATTATCTTTTTATTTATTTTAATTAAAACCAATTAGGCATTAAATAATTGTTTTTATCTTTTTGACATTCAACTATAGGTGTTGCTAAAGGAACTACTAATGTGCTAGCATCGTATAAGTATTTCATATACCCTTTTGCTTCTGAATAAACATGTGAAATACAATAATCCAATACGATTTTATTTAATTCTTCAACCTGAGCAGAAATATTCATAGGTTGATTAGCAGCATTTTGTAAATATATACTACGCATAATAATTTTTAAAGCATCACAGTCTTGTGGTCCAATAGTATATTGACCATTTGATTTTGTATAAACACCAGCTCTAATACCATTTTGAATAATTTGGATATTTTCCTTGGAAAAAAATGTTTTTGATAAGGGGGTTTCATCCCATTGACCTAATGTTGGTTCCCTAAAAGTAGCACATTGGTTAGCAGGTATTTTGTCATACATAGCAAATAAATTACATAAATCAGGTGATTGCGTTTTATTAATAATATCAATTCGGCCATTGGAAGTTTTAGTATTGTTCATATTATATTACATTTATAAAAAAAATATATGATTTTTCTGAGTCCGTAACTACATTTAAAAAAGGGTTCTAATAATGAAACAAATATTTTTCTTAAAAGTATATATATATAGAAATGAGTTTTCAAAAAATTGTATTAATAATAGCAATAATAGTTTTAATTATAATATTAGTTCTGATAGGTGTTACATTATCTAAAGCATCCTATGCGGAATCATGGCCTCCAGTTGTAGGGGAATGTCCAGATTATTGGCTTGATTTATCTGGAAATGGAGAAGCATGTTTTAATTCACATAGTTTAGGAGTATGTAATATTCCAACGACTGATAATAAAGCAACTATGAATTTCAATCAATCTCCTTATAATGGGGATAATGGAACTTGTTCTAAATATACTTGGGCAACTAACTGTAAACTAACATGGGACGGAATAACATCGGGAGTTAAAAATCCTTGTATTAAAGATACACAACCTACTAATTCATGATAAATTTAATAATTAAATAAGAAATAAGAAATAAGAAATAAGAAAAATATTATATAAAAATTATTTAATAATATAATATATTTTAGAAATAATATGAATATCAATAATTTAATAAATAATGAAGAAAAATTGCTAAAAAATATTAATTTGCTACCCGATGAACTAGTTGATAAAATTAATTCTTATATACCTCAAATTGTAAAAGTTTTTTTATCAAAAGAAAATTATATAAGAGACCATTGGATGGTAAGGAAAAATATTAACAAAAGAAATATTGAAAATTATTATAGAACAATAATAAGACAAGATAATAATTTTGTATTTAATCAGTTACTAATTGAGAATACAAATAAATGGTTAAATATGAAAAAATATTATTATAAAAATTGTATATATGGCAATTATTTAATATTTCTAGACTCGTATTGCTTAGAAAATGAATCAACAAATTGTAGAAAATTATTAATAGAATTATTTGGACAACTAGGTTTGAGTAAAAATAGATATAAAAAAAAGAATATAATAAAGTATATAAGATGGAAAACATAAATATAAATAAATTATTAAATCGTGAAGAAGAATCAAATAGAATAAAAGAAATTTTAAAAGATTTTGAAAAAAATAAGCATAATTTAACTACAAAAAAAGGGATATATGTTTATGGTGATCCGGGGTCTGGTAAAAGTAATTTTGTTAAAAATATTTTAAAAGAACTGGATTATGATATAATAAAATATGATGCTGGTGATATAAGAAATAAATCAATAATTGATACGATTACAAAACATAATATGTCTGATAAAAATATTATGAGCATGTTTTATAAAAAGATAAAACGTATTGCCATAATAATGGATGAAATAGATGGCATGAATAATGGTGATAAAGGAGGCATAAATTCACTAATAAAAATAATTAGACCTAAAAAAACGAAAAAACAAAGACAAGAAGAAATTACATTAAACCCAATAATTTGTATAGGGAATTATCATATAGATAAAAAGATAAAAGAGTTAATGAAAGTTTGTCATGTAGTTGAATTAAAAAGTCCAACTAAGCCTCAAATGATGAATATATTGGACGAAATAGTGCCAAATATAGACGAAAATATAAAATTTAATATAATAGATTTTATCCAAGGGGATTTGAGAAAGTTATCAACTATTTATGAATTATATAAAAATAAACAGGATATCTTAAATAATAATATAATAAAGAATATATTTTTAATGAAATCATATAATGATGATACAAGGAAGATAACAAAAAAATTAATAAATAATAAATTTAATATCGATGAACATTTAACAATAATGAATGAAACTGATAGAACTATTGTAGGTTTATTATGGCATGAGAATATAATAGATGTTTTGGATAAAATGAATAAAGCTGATTCAATTCCATTTTATTTAAAAATCTTGGATAATATTTGTTTTGCTGATTATATAGATAGAATAACATTTCAAAAGCAAATTTGGCAATTTAATGAGATGAGTTCATTGATAAAAACATTTAAGAATAATAAAGTTTATCATGAAACATTTTTGTCCAATGAATTAAAAAATGAACAAAAAAAGAAGCAAAATTACAATCCGTCAGAAGTAAGATTTACAAAAGTTTTAACAAAATATTCTACTGAATATAATAATTCCATTTTTATTCAGGATTTATGCCAAGAATTGTCTATGGATAAAAACGATATGTTTGCTTTTTTCTTAGACTTGAAAAATAAATATAGTGATAATGAGATATTTCTTTTATTTGAAAATCATGATATTTCAAAATTAGATATAGGGCGTATTTATAGATATTTGGATAAGTACACTTCTATATCAGCAGCTGATACTGAAGATGTTCCTTTTATAGAAGAAGATGATGAGTTGTAAAGATGTTGAGTTGTAAAGATGATGAGTTGTAAAGATGATGTGTTATAAAAAGTATTGTAAGAAAATAATAATAAATTATAAATAAATATTTATTAAATTATTTATTTATAAATTGTTTTTTGTTTTGATATTATTGTAGCTTATTATCTTACTTCGTTGTAGTATTTAATCTTTTTCTTGCTTCCAAGTTTTTGTTTAACCATGCTTCTTTAATGTTCTGGTCTAACATAATAAAATTATGATTCTCATATTGCTCAGGACTATCATAAAATAATAACAATGATTCTTGTCTACCTTTATTGCCAGTGGAATCCCTAATCTTGAAAAATAAATCTTCATTTGAACTACCAACTAAATATGGCGTCTTTGCACCTGTAACAGCATTTCTTATTTTTGTTCCGGTATCTCCAGAACCAAATAGTTCAATTGTCACTTTATCATAATATTTACCATCTTGCCATTTCATACCTACTACTTTATTATATTTATCATATTTAGTATCAGTTTTTTTTACTTCTTGTAAAACCTTATTCTTATTTTTATTATTGGAAGTTAAAAACGCATCATTATCTGCCTCAAAAAACATATTTTTTTCGTAACTCATAATCAACTATTTATATATTAAACTATAATATAGCTTTATGTTGTTTTAAAGATATATTACTTACTTCGTAATAGAAATTTTTATTAAGAATACAACAATTCAATTATATTTTATATCAAAATAAATCCCTTCATCTTGACAATCCGGTTTAGAACTAACTATAATGGATTCATCTTTTTCTAAAAAAATTTCTTCTTTATATTTGTTTATTCTTTTACAATCATAATGTTTATTCAAAGGAGCTTTTAATTTCATAATATAAGGATATTCTTTCAATAAATCACACTCAAAAATGTAAAATATATCATATTTTTTGTTTACACTTAATATTCTTTTAGCATCACTTCCTGTTGTAGAATAAGCAATCCACCCGTAGTCTTTGCTTTCAAATAATACTAAATGTTTTTTCAGCATATAATTGATTATAACCATATATTTATATATTTTTGCGAAAATTATATAAATTTAATCAGCGTTTTCAATTAGAAAAAGATATAATATTTCAAACTCTGAATCTTTCTAAGAAATAATTCAACGATATTGGTTGCCATCTCATAACATTTTCTTTATTATAATTATTTAATGTGATGATACATTCAGTATAAACTTTAAAAAAAATATTATTTTTATCAATTAATTCATTATAATATAAATATGCTTCACTCATTTGTTGATGACTCATAATTTCCTCATATTTTTCTTCAAATAATGTATTACTAAAATCCTCATTATTAAAATTATAAATACTTATTCCAAAAATATTATCATTAGGATAAATACCCATATTATTAAATATACATATTATACTTTTATATTTATATTTATACTATTTAAACTATTTATTTTTATCCATTTCTTTATAGCTTTCCAATTCAGTTGTTAAAAACTTTATTTTTTTTAATAATTCATTAATTAAATAATTTTTATCATCTAATTTTTTTTCATATTCTTTTATTAAATCTTTATTTAAAGGTTTATTACTATTTGATAATAATTTTTGTTGAGATTGTAACATTCTATTATGGTCTTCTATTCGTTTAGCACGTTCATCTTCCATTTTTTTGATTTGTTCCATGAGCTTAGGTTTATTTTCTGGTCTTCCTGGTTCATAATTATCTAATACACTATTCATATCACACATATAAAATTGCTTTAAAACTGGGTCTTTTATAAAATCATCAACTGTATATCTGGAAGGAATTGTTTTTGTTGATTCTGGATTTTCTAATAATCTTTCTTTATTAAGTGAATTATGTTTATGGGAAAAAACTAGTATTGATTTTAATGTTTCCAATTGAACTAATGGAATTGTATATCCTTTTGTAAATTGTGTTTCCTCTGCTAAAGCTTTCTCATCATCATAATTGGTGTAACTCAATAATTCTTTTCTAAAAGCAAATGTAGCAGCTGTTGAATGATACTGTTTATATGGACCACATTGATAAACACGATTTCTAGATTCAAAATAAACATGCATTTCAGAAGAACCAGCTATTAAATATTGGGGATTTTTCAACAACGTGTCAACAGCATGTGAAAATCTTTCTTCTGGATAATAATCATCGTCGTCCATATAAATAATAATATCTCCACTACATTTACTATGCATAACATTTCGCTTTTTACCTAATAACATTTTATCTTCATAATAAAAGTATTTTACTTGTGGAATATCTTTTACAAGGTCACCAATTGGATCTGTACCATCATCAATAATAATCCACTCAATTCTATCTTTTGGATAAGTTTGATGTTCAAAACATTTTATCATATAAGGAATGAATGGTCTTCTATTAAATGTAGGTGTACAGACACTTATCAAAGGCAATTGATTGGTTTTTGATTTATTTTTATTTTTACCCATTTTTACAAGTTATAAAATAACTTTTCAAATTATATTTAAATTGTTTATTTTACCAATTTTATATTATAAGTTGGAATGTTGTGAATTACAATATTCTTCGTATTTTTCTTTTTGTTCATCATTTAAAAGTGATTCCAATATATGTATTTTATCTAGTAAAAAGTCTATATTTTTTTTTATTGTTGCTTGCATTTTTGGTATGATATTTGCCGCTTCCTGGCGCTCTTTGGCTTCTTCAGCTCTTAATTCCTCTACATTTATATCGTATTTTAGGATGATTGCTTCTAGTTCTGCTTTAGTTTTTTTTTCTATGTATGTAAAATAAGATAACTTATTCTTACTACACCATAAATTAATCGCACCAATCATATCATATCTACGATACATGCTAGTCATTTTATATATGATAATGTCTTATTTTTAAGTTAGTTTTTTATCTATTTTTGTTAGTTCATTGTAATATTTATACCAATCTTATATTATATTTTTTATTGGTTTTACCTTTTTTTCCTCCACTTTTTCCTCCACTTTGTCCTCCACTTTGTCCTCCTTCCGATTCTTCAGGAATAGCACATACATTATATGAAACAGCATTAAAATTAACATCTCCTTTTTCAAATGATACTTTTGCTAATTTAACTCCAGTTGCCTTTGAAAAATCATTTAAACCTTCTTCTGGTAAATTAATTCTATATTCGCCCATTATATATAAAACTATTAAAGCTGGAATAACTGCTAACGCAATATTAGTACTAAAATATTGAAATACATTAGTTATTAGACCTATCGTTGCTAAATCAAGGAAAAACTTGGATTTGTAATTAAATGAATCTAATATTAGATTCAAGACATTGTATTTTTTGTCATTAACTTTGCCATATACTGCTAATGGTGTAATAAAAGCATATAATGTGAATAAGAATGGACAAATACAAGAAGAAATTATTGCTCCCAAACAATTAAATCCTAACAATATTAATGGAATAATTCTTAAGAATGATATTTTGTTAGTTGGTTCCCATTTTTTTTCATTATTTTCAGAAGCAGCTCTAAAAAACTGAGGTATATTTATAATATGATAAAAGAAAGTCCATAGATAGGAAACTCCATAAAATATAAAAAATAACGGAATGGCAAATAAACCATATATTAACATAATTACAGATTCAGGTAAAAAACTTAAATAATAGAAAATGGTATTAATAATTTGAAAGTTAGTAGCAATAATACCATCATATACTTTTGAATAATATAAAGCAGTATTAGCAAATACTCCAGATTCAGGTTTAGCTTTTGATTTCAAAGTACATAAAAAACTATCTTTGAAACTAGCTAAATATTCTTCTGAATTAAAATTAATTTTTTGTGAAATTGATTTATCAGAATTAAAAGAAAAGAAATCATGCCAAGGTTTAATAAGATTAATATCAATTGGAATATCTTTAACAACTCTATTAATATCAGTAAAAGGAGCTAAACTACTATTATCAGGTAAAATATTAGATTGAGCAACTTTAGTAGTGTATAGTCCAAAGGTTCCAATTACAAATACAAAAATAATTATAGAGATTATTGTACCAAATAAATAATGAAGTAAAAATGGTACAACTTTATTTTCTTTTGTTCCCGAATTAGAATTACTATTACTATTTTTTTTGTCATCAATTGTGTTAGTATCTTCAGTGGCCATTAGTTATAATAATTATATATTAAAATTTTTATAACTTATGTAATAAATAATAAATTAAATTAAGTTAAAAAAAAATTATAACTAATGTTTTCAACAAAGTAAGAAAAAATAATATTATTGTATATAAAATATGAATTATAAATATACAATAATATATACAATCGCATGTTTAATACTTTTTTGGTTAACTATAAAATTTGGAACCTTTGTATTAACTAATTATTGTTATAAAGGCAAAAATGTGGTAGAGGGTCTAACCGATTTTGAAAAGTATTCTTATAAAATAGTTCCTTATCCCAGAGATGCTGTTATAAATTATAATGATATTAATTCTCCATTATATAGCCATACAGTAAATTTGCCATTAACAGATCGTGTTAGTTGTAAAAATTTTTGTGGTCCAAAGGCGAAATGTGCTATAACTGGTGAACAATGTACATCCGATATTGACTGTTATGGATGTAACCCTGGTCCAAAGCCATTAAATAGTTGTGCTACAAAAGAGGTTGCTCCTTACGATAATGGAGGAAAATTAACCCAAAATGAAGGTTTACAATATAGTCCATTAACAACAGGATATGATAATCATGGAATAGATTTTGAGGAAGTATATCCTGGTTCAAAAGAAGCCCAAATTATAAAACCATATTTGGGAGTAGATACGTGGACGCGTGGTTTTAATGAAGGATTAAAAATTTATAATAATAAACAAGAACAATATGATTATTTTAAACAAGAGCTAGTAAATAAGGCTTATGGAAAAATACCAAATGAGGTTCCAAAATATCCGACAAAAATCTCAGCAACAGGAACATTTTATGAAACAACACCGACTGCTTCAAATGCGTATTTAGTTTAAGCAAAATAATTATATTACTTCGTTGTAATATTTATGTAGCATACAATAGTCCAACATTTCCACCAATAAAGTTTACAACATTGATTCTTTCTTCAAACAAATGTAAATCAAAATTATAATCATAAATTCGCCATGTTGGTTTATTAACACCAATTACATTACCAGTTTCTGGATCGCAAATTGTTAAACTTTGTGCCAATGGGTCCAATGGTGGAATTATAGTAGTAAATTCTAATTCTATTTGGGTAAATCTACTCATATTTATTGCTCCTGATGGCTGTAAATCAGCATTATTGGAATTAATTCCAAAATTATAACAATATAAGCCTTCTGGCGCATTACCAGTTGTTCTAGTATACTTCTCAATATAATCAAATACACCAGCAGCTTGTATGTTTTCTCTATAAGAACCATCTAATAAAATTCCCATTGCGACTAAAATTGGTTTTATATTTTGAAGATTATAAGGTAGGTTTATTAACAAACCAGTTAAAGTTCCGTCAGGATTTACTCCAGGACCTATGGGAACTGGCTGTAACGCACCATCTTGTGTGCGATAAACTACATAATCACCTTTTGTTGGTGCCTGAATAACGTTTACTGGTCTATAATTATATGGCCAATTTGTATAATTAGACCATTCATTTCTTAAATTAGCATCACTTCGTTGGAAATAAAATAACCAATTTGAAACCATTCCTAAAGAATCTAAATTTATTCTATTAGGTCCGGTAACATTTGGAAATATTTGTTCATGAACTTGTTTTATTAAATATTTTTGCTCTTGTAAAGCAAATAATCTTTCTTCTTCATTTGATAAAAAACAATATGTACAATTTAAATGAATATCAGCATTCCAAATACTTCTTTGGTCAACATAGGAAGTTACATCTAGACATAAATCTGGAGGTGGATGTAAAAAACGATAAAATTGTAAATACCATGTATTGAAATTAGGTGCTATATATGGATAATTATTTAATGCGTCAAATACATCACGAACTTGAAATAATTGATTTATTGGCCTAAATGTAACATTTATTTGTAATTCATTATATTGTAATGAAGTTAGTGGAAAAGCCATTTGAGATTTTAATCCAAACCAATTATTTAATGGGATATATAAAATTCTTCCTCTAATGGATGGTTCGGGACCTACTAAATCATCAGTATAAAACGCATTAGGATATGAATTTACACGTGATTCAGCATTGGCTGGATCTACTAATTCAGGAACATGACCAATCATATTGTAAAACAAATCCTTTTTAGTATTTATAAAATCTCTTTGTACAGCCGCTAATAAATAATCACCTGAATATTCTTGTAAAGTGTAATTACCACATGTAAAACTAATTTTAGAAATCATTTTAGCTCCTATATATTCAATCCATTTGAATTCATATGGTGCCCATTGTTCTGTATTTCCTAGACCACGCAATGTAGAATCTTCTGTAATTTGTTGGGGTGGTAAAATTGGACTCCATATATTTGGTAAAACGACAGATAAATAACAGTCCATTAATAAATCCGCATAACGAGGAATTTTGAATGTAAAGTAGGATTCTTCTGAAAGCCTTAATGTTTTTGAACCTTCATAATCCACCCTGAATTTCTGAAGGCCAAAATTAGTATATTGATGAAATGTTGATTTAAAAAAACTTTTACTAGGATTTCCATTAAGTATTATATTTTGTTGACCTTGACTTACTAATTGTAAAAGACCCCCAGGCATATTTTTATATTATAGTAATATATTTTTAATTCCTTATTCATCATAATAATAATTTTTTAGCAAGCTTATGAAATAAATTATTTAGAAATTTTTTCAACGAAATAAGAAAATAGAAATTGTATAAGAATTAACTTTTTTTAAAAGTATAATATAATATAGTATGGATAATATTTCAACAACTACACAACAAAATATAAATAATGCTGTAAAAAATCTTACACAAATGAAAGATTCAACAGCTGTTGTTCTTATAACATTTATAACATTTCTAATAATATTAATATCTTTTTTAGTTTACTTTTATTATAGTAGATTAAGAAGTAGGGAATGTAAAAATATGAATACACTTTATGGTGATTTAAATGGAAAAATAAGGTCGGTTGATGATACAGACCAATTTAAATATACATTTAAAGATTATTATATTAAATCTGCTTATAATTGTTGTAGTGGAGGTAATTATAGGAATGATTATGTTGACACATGTAACTTAAAGTCTTTATTAAAACAAGGTGTAAGAGGGTTGGACTTTGAAATATTTTCAATAAATGACGGACCAGTTGTTGCTACATCTACAAGTGATAGTTATTATGTTAAGGAGACATTTAATTATATAGATTTTGTAGATGTAATGGATATAATAAGAGATTATGCTTTCGCAACCTCAACTGCTCCTAATTCTCGTGATCCAATAATAATTCATTTAAGAATAAAAAGCACAAATCAAACAATGTATCAAAATTTCGCAAAATTATTAGAAAAATATGATTCCATTTTATTGAGTAAAGATTATGATTCTGAAAATCATGGTAAAAATTTTGGTAATGTACCGTTACAGAACTTATTAGGAAAAGTTATAATAATTGTTGATAGAAGTAATATTTCATTTTTAGAATGTCCTGAATTTTATAAATTTGTAAATATGACTAGTAATTCTGTTTTTATGAGAGCACTTCATTATTATGATATCAAATATACTCCTGATATGAATGAATTAATAGCATTTAATAAACAAAATATGACAATTGGAATGCCGGATAAGGGTTCAAACCCTGAAAACCCTAGCTCACTAGTTATGAGAGAAATGGGCTGCCAACTTTTAGCAATGCGTTATCAGAAAGTTGATGTAAATGTAGAAGAAAATGATGCGTTTTTTGAAGAAAATGGTTACGCATTTGTTTTAAAACCAGAGAATTTACGTTATATTCCTGTAACAATTCCAGCACCTCCACCACAAAATCCTCAATTATCTTTTGCTACAAGAAGTGTTAGTTCAGACTTTTATAGTTTTAATATATAATATTACAACGAAGTAAGAAATTATTTTATCATTAATATATAGAAATATTAATGAAAAACAAGAAAGAAGTATGTAAAGACTTAACATTTAGTGATTGTGAATTGGCTATTTTAAGAACGGCAGTAGATAAAGCTGAAGAAAGACAGGGGAAACAAACGGCTAATTCTCCAGAAGTCAAACGCATAATTACCATTGTAGAAAATTTTTTACGTAAAAAACAACTTGTGTGTTATGGGGGCACCGCAATAAATAATATTTTACCAAAACAAGACCAATTCTATAACACAGATATTGAAATCCCTGATTATGATTTCTATAGTCCGAATGCGTTAAATGATGCCAAAGAATTAACAGATATATATGTTGAAAATGGGTTCCAAGAAGTAGAAGCTAAATCTGGACAACATCATGGCACATTTAAAGTATTTGTTAATTTTATACCAGTTGCTGATATAACTTCCTTACCTAAAGATTTATTTAATTCTATTAAAAAAGAAGCAATAAAAGTAGCTGGTATTTTATATGCTCC